CTCATGACGTATATATATTGCAGTAAATCGTTCTTTTTACGCCAAATTAGTTACGACGAACACTTTATTAAATAACATTAAAAAATTAGGAATTCATGGATATATCTACCCAGATACTCAGTGATATCACCGTACACATGAAGTATGCCAAGTTCCTCCCTGAAAAGAACAGGAGAGAGACATGGTCAGAACTTGTGGATCGGAACAAGGCAATGCATTTGAAAAAATACCCTGCATTGTCAGAAGCAATTGAAACGGCATATAAATTAGTATATGACAAGAAAGTTTTACCATCAATGCGTAGTATGCAGTTTGCTGGTAAGCCTATTGAGATATCACCTAACCGTGTATACAATTGTGCATTTGCACCAATTGATGATTGGAGAGTATTTGGTGAAGTGATGTTCCTATTGTTAGGAGGTACAGGAGTTGGATATTCAGTTCAGCGTCACCATGTAGACAAACTACCTGAAATCAACAAACCTAATCCAGCTCGTACACGAAGATTCCTGATTGCAGACTCAATTGAAGGTTGGGCTGATGCAGTGAAAGCGTTAGTGAAAACGTATTTCTATAGTGGATCAAAGATCAAGTTTGACTTTTCAGACATCAGACCAAAAGGTGCTAGACTCATAACATCAGGAGGTAAGGCACCTGGACCACAGCCGCTGAGAGAATGCTTAGTAAAAGTGGAGGGCATCTTGAATGAAAAGCAGAACGGTGAAAAATTGACGCCATTGGAAGTGCATGACATCATTTGTCACATTGCAGATGCAGTGTTGGCAGGAGGTATTCGTCGAGCAGCTTTGATCAGTTTGTTCTCAGCAGATGATGATGAAATGATTGGGTGCAAGTCTGGTAATTGGTGGGAGAACAATCCACAGAGAGGTCGTGCCAACAATTCGGCTGTGTTACTTCGCCATCGCTTGGAAAAAGATTTCTTTATGGATCTTTGGAAGCGTATTGAATTGAGTGGAGCCGGCGAACCTGGCATCTATCTTTCTAATGACAAAGATTGGGGAACAAATCCATGTTGTGAGATTGGACTGAGACCATTCCAGTTTTGTAATTTAACTGAAGTGAATGTTTCCAACATTGAATCTCAGGAGGATCTGAATGAGCGAGTACGTGCAGCATCTCTGATAGGAACATTGCAAGCAGGATATACAGATTTCCATTATCTGCGTCCAGTATGGCAAAGAACCACTGAGAAGGATGCATTGGTAGGTATTTCAATGACAGGCATTGGTTCCGGTGTTATATTAGATTATAACATGAAGGAAGCTGCTAAGGTTGTGAAAGATGAGAACGTTAGAATTGCTGGTCTCATTGGTATCAACAAAGCAGCAAGATGTACCACAGTTAAGCCTGCAGGAACCACATCATTGACATTGGGAACATCATCAGGTATTCATGCATGGCACAATGATTTCTATATCAGAAGAGTACGTGTTGGTAAGAATGAAGCAATTTATTCATATCTGTCAGAAAATCATCCAGAGCTTATTGAAGATGAATATTTTAGACCGCATGACACTGCTGTGATATCAGTACCACAGAAATCTCCTGAGACAGCAATCCTTAGAACAGAGTCGCCTCTACAATTGTTGGAGCGAGTGAAACATGTCACCAAGGATTGGATTCGTCCAGGACATAGAACAGGTGCTAACAGCCATAACATTTCAGCCACCATTTCAGTGCGTGAACATGAATGGGATGCTGTAGGCAGTTGGATGTGGGAGAACAGAGACTTCTATAATGGATTATCAGTACTACCTTATATGGGAGGTACTTATAAGCAGGCTCCATTCGAAGACATCACAGAAGAACAATATGATCAGTTAATGCAGAGCCTTGTTGATGTGGATCTTTCAAGAATTGTTGAAACAGAAGATGAGACAGATCTGAAAGGTGAGATTGCTTGTGGGGCAAACGGATGCGAAATCGTTTAGATAATGTCACAGGTTCCTTCTCAATATATATAATTGATGGAACCAGTAATATACAAAATTGAAAATAAGATAAACGGTAAATGCTATATAGGTAAATCTATAAATGTTAAGCAGCGTTGGCAAAGCCATTTACGCAATGCATTGAAAACGGAACGAAAAGGACCATTATTAAATGCATTGCGTAAATACGGCTCTCATAATTTTAGTTTTGATATTATTAAACATAGTACTATGAAAACGATTGATGTTGATGAAATAGAGATGATACGGGAATATGATTCTGTAAAAAATGGATATAACCTAACTCTAGGTGGAGAAGGTGGGGATACATTTACTAATTTAACATCAGAAGCTAAGGAAATACGTCGAAAGCAAATATCTATGAGTTCTAAACGTGCAAATGCTAAAAATAGAGAATTACATTCAAAGAACACAAAGGCTCTTTGGCAAGATCCTGAATATGTGAAGAAAGTGAAAGATGGATTGTCTAAAGCTAGGACACCGGAGTATTATCAACGACATAGTGAAATTATGAAAGAAGTATGCAATACTCCAAAGGCCCGGGCTATGAGAAGTAAGAATGCATCAGGAAAAAATAACTCGAATTATAAAGGTATAATTTATTTATACCACAATGATACATTGATTAGAGAATATGATTTTATAAAAGATGTGATAGCAGATACCGGTCTTAATATGTTAGATATATCTAGATCGATAAAAAATGATACGGTTATAAATCGGCAACGGAGTAATAAACAGTACAATGGTTATCAGTTTACTAGGATTAAGAAGTGAGTCAATTGCGACCAATGACAGCAGAACAGCTCAAAGCGAGAGGTTATTGTTGTGGTTTGAAGTGTCGCAATTGTCCATATTATCCTAGGCATCGAAAAGGTAATACAAACTTAGGTAAATGATATGAAGACAATGGAATTGGATCTGCATGGCGTTCGACATCAAGATGTGCGTAGAACCATGGACATGTTCCTAGGAGATGCTCTGCTGACAGGTACACATCAGGCATTCATCATAACAGGTAACAGCTCAGACATGAAGATAAAAGTGCATGAAGTGTTGGCAGAATATCAGCTCACAGGAGAAACAGATCCTAAGAATTATGGCATGATGATAGTACATTTAACATAATATTTATTATAAAAATGGCTCTCAAATTAACATCTCTTATAAAGGAAAGCTTCGACGCTAACATAGTTACGGAAGCAGAAAAGTATGTGCAGTACTTCAATAGCAGATTTGGAAACAAATATGCATTTCAATATCAGAAAACAGAAGATGACAAACATTACTTCATCTATAATGTGAAGGATCTTGGTGATTTTGATCTGATTGTGAATCAAGGTCAGGCAATGGTAGAAGCCAGAGTTGATCTGGAAAAGAAGGAAGCCATCATTGAAATGATTTATGAACTGACCGGCGGTGATATGGTTGGTAACATTGTAGGTAGAGTGAAGTCCACTAATGGTGAATTGAGTTATAAAGGTTTTGAAAAATCCAAATTCAGTGCATCAGATAGTAGGATAAAATAATGCTCAAACTACATAACGTTCAGCTTGTTAAAGATTGTTTCTTAACAACACCGATTGAAGATGAGTCACTGCTCCATAGTTGCAGATTAGATAATTTTGACAGAGAAGGTTATGAACTTCTACCTATAGAGCAAGAGTTTTACAAGGCTCAAGGCATTGCACTCACTGAAAAGGATGTGATAGCAAAGGAAACGGGAGGAGATGATAGTTGGCATGCTGCTATACTACCTTGGTTCGATCAGCCTGATTACCATGACAACATTTATCTGGATCATTCATATTGCTGCACTGCATATCAGTTGGCCGGAGATGCTTTGGAGCAGGTAAAGAAAGCTGCAAGAACAAGACCAGAACTTTGGAAGTTCGCTCATGCATTCAGAAAGTGGGGTACAGATTTCTGCATTGACTATATGACAGAACATGAGTGTATAGAGTTGGTGCATTGGGAATGGGACTTTTTGGCATATGAATGGACTGAACTTGAAGATCATTTGTATGATATGCAGCAGCGAGTGTTGGCAACTGATTGGGAACATTTTGCAAAGCTGTTAATGCGACATCAATCTGAATGGATGAATTTGAATGCTGATGACCAAGGCGATTACAAATCCAAATATTTCGGATTAGATCAGGCATTTAAAAGTAAAAAAAGACTTTGATATTACAGAATAATTTCTTATATTAAGGTATAAATTAAATTAATGGCAAGAAGAAATATTAGTTACAAGAATGTGCGTTATGCGTTTGATCGCAAATCTATGGACCGTCGAGACCAATTGGCTTTGAAAGATATGTTTTTTGATCTGCTCAATGGTCGAGAACATAAATCATCACCGGGTGGTATCAAATCCAAATATGATAGTCCAGACAATTTCACTTTCTTTGACAATGAGCATAAGATGCTCAATGAGATGACCAGCTATGATGCTGATTTTGATAAGGTGTCATCATATCGAATGAATGGCAGAAAGTATTGGTTGGCTTGGACACATTATGGTGAATATTGATTTGGTTCATTGCAAAAAATTTCTTATATTTAAAGTGTATGTATAGTAGTGATAAACAATATGCAGTTGTGAATGCAATGGGCAAAGTTTATACTGGTATGATGAAAGGCGTTTTTCAATGGAGTGATGACTGGTCAATGGCCAAGCCACTTCATTTGGAGTCTACATCGTATTTATTAACAGATGGTATTGAGTTGATACCATATGAAGAAACGCAATGACAGAATTTCTGAGACATGTTTTTGGTTTATGTGGCGAAGGTCATGTGAACATTTGGACGTTATTGGTGGGCGGTTTTGCTTCACTGAATTTCATAGTATATAAATTGTTACAGTATGCAGGAAAGATTTAGATCTACAAAAATATATGATGGTTATTCTACTTGCTTTCGTCAATGGAAAGCAATTGATACACATTGCCAATTTCTACATGGATATTCAGTATCTCTGAAAGTGACCTATGAAGGTGATCTGGATTTCAGAAACTGGGTAGTCGATTTTGGCAGAGCTAAAAGATCTGAAGAATATATTGATGGCATGAATCTTAAAGAGTGGTTATCATACATGTTGGATCATACAGTTATCATAGCAGAGGATGATCCTGCATTGAAAGATTTTGAGAAGATGGCTTATGATGGAGTCATTCAGTTACGAGTGATACCTGCTGTAGGTGCAGAGAAGTTTGCAGAATATTTCTATCATAAACTCAATGAATGGGTAACAAAAGATACAAATGGCAGATGTCGGGTAACATCTGTAGAAGTTAGAGAACACGAAAAAAATAGTGCAATATATGAAGTGTAAAAGATTAAGAAGTTACGAAAAACCTTTACAGGTATTAGAACTATATACGGCAGTTCAATCTGAAGGTTCAAGACAAGGTTACCCTACTATTGTAGTTAGAACATCAGGATGTACTCATAGATGTTTCTTTGGTGAGGGAGGATGGTGTGATAGTTGGTATACATCTATTCATCCGGAAAAAGGTACTTTCTGTTTTAATGACATTATTAAGATGTATGATGATAATCCTCATATCAAAGAAATGATGTTAACAGGAGGATCTCCTACAATGCATCCTGCATTAGTAAATGAATTGACTCATTTTGCTCATGAACGAGGAATCTTTATTACTATTGAAACAGAAGGATCTCATTTCTTAGAAACTGATTATCCTATTGATCTATTATCTATCTCACCTAAGTTTAGTAACTCTATTCCAGTAGTAGGAGCAAAGACTCCATTAGGAGAGATAGTAGATGAAAAGATGATCATCAAACATAACAGTAAACGATTGAATAAAGAAGCAATCAAAGCTTCTATTGAATATCATAAAGATTATCATATCAAACCTGTACTAGATAAGGATCTAACTATTCTTCCGGAAGTAGAAGAGTTTGTTAAAGAGTTACAGATACCAGATGAAAAGATTTGGTGTATGCCTGCAGGAGATGATATTCCTGCTCTACAAGAATCCTATCCTGTAGTAATGAACTTTGTTAGAGATAGAGGATGGAGGTTTACTGGAAGAAGTCATATTATGGCTTTTGGTACAGAAAGATGTGTATAAATTTGGTTAATTGCCAAATATTTCTTAAATTTATAATATAAAGGAACGAGTATGAAAATGAAACCTATGGGCGATTATGTTCTCCTTAAGAAGCAAGAAGGTCAAGAAACTACTAAAGGTGGTATCATTTTGACCACTGAGTCTAACAATTATGAATATGCAGATGTCATAGCCGTTGGGCCAGGATTGTTCACTCAGACAGGAGACAGAATTCCAATGACTTGTAAAGTTGATGATAAGGTATTAGTTGCATCACGATGGTTGAAAGGAGACAATGAAGTGTCATTTGATGATAAGACATATGTTTTAGTTAGAGAGGCAGAAGTGGTAATGGTATCAAATCAATAATTCGTAATAAAAACACTGAAGAATTATATGTGTAAAAACAAAATAAATTTAGAACTAGTAAAGGCCGGTTATGCCAATGGTGCAGCCGAAGGTAGGCCTTTGACAGAAGAAGAGAAGCAGGTAATGATTACAGATGCTGAAGAGGCATTTGGTAAATTCTTAGATGCATTAGGTGTGGATTGGCGCAATGATCCGAATTCGGATAAAACGCCTTATCGTGTTGCAAAAGCATATGTGAGAGATCTTTGGGCTGGTCGATATGATGCCCCACCTGAGATAACTACATTCCCATCTGATGGGTATGATGGCATTGTGTTTGAAGGAGGTATTCCTTTGACTTCCATGTGTTCGCATCATCATCAAACTATCATGGGAGTGGTTCATGTTGCATACATACCAGGTAAAGATGGTAAAGTGATTGGATTATCAAAACTGAATCGATTGGTAGAACATTTCGGTAGAAGAGGAGCTATACAGGAACAGTTAACTGTTGCAATACATCATGCTGTCGATGCTATCATAGAAGACAATGCAGGTGTGGCAGTAATGATAGAAGCCACTCATAATTGTGTGCAATGTCGTGGTGTGAAGCATGGCGGCGCTAGCATGAAGACTAGCAAGTTAACTGGCGCATTTAAAAATGATTCTGCGACCAGAAATGAATATTACGAATTTGTCAGAGGATATGGTACTAATTAAAGAGGCGGATATCAAAGCCAGAGTGAAACAGTTGGCACAGGAAATTGTGGAGGACCATAGAAGTTCAGGTAATGAACATCCTCCAGTTATGGTATGTGTATTGAACGGGGCTAGCATATTCTTTGCAGATCTGATCAGAGAGATGAATTTAGATGTGCAGGTAGATTTTGTTCGAGCCAAGTCATACGTAGGTAAAGACAATTCTGGAGGAGTGATATTTACCAAAGATATGGAAATGCATATCCGTGGTCAACGAGCATATATTATTGATGACATTCTGGACACAGGTAACACCATGTTGGAAGTTGTACTTCGAGTAAATGAAATGTTACCAGAAGAAGTTCGTGTTGTGGCATTACTTCAGCGTGAGAATGGCCCACAGAGAGCAGATTTTTATGGATTTGAAATAGGTGATGATTGGGCGTATGGATATGGTATGGACAATAATTCACTGAATAGAAACTTAAAGGATATACACATAGTTTAATGTATCAAGCAATATCGTATAGAAGAAGTGATAACACCATACATTTATGGGATGACACTACAGGTTACAAGAAGATCAAATATAAGCCATATGCTTATCGCAAAAGCAGGTATGGTAAGTATGTGGCATTGGATGGGCAGCAGGTAAAAAAGGTATTTGAATTTGAAAGAGGCGAACCTGGTTTATACGAATCAGATATAAGTCCAGAGACGAGAACTCTGATAGATCTGTATACTGATTCAGATGAAATATCAACTGGTCATCGAACATTGTTTTTTGATATTGAGGTTGATACTACAGATAAGTTTCCTACTCCAGAGACTGCAGAGAATGCAGTCACATCTATAGCAATATTAGATGCGTCGAAAGGACAACGAGTGGTATGGATTTTAGATCCGGATGGTACTGTAGAGAACCAGATCATTGATAATAAAACAGTTGTGTCTTGTGCTACAGAGCATGAATTGTTAGACAAGTTTCTCAGAAAATATGTTGAGATACAACCGACCATCATAACAGGTTGGAACATTGACTTCTTTGACGTTCCTTATTTGTTCAATCGAATCAGTAAATTGCTGGGAGAATCTCGCGCGAGGCAGTTATCTCCTATCAAAGATGTGATCTGGATGAAGCATAGAAATCGTTATCGAATTTCAGGTGTTGCAAGTCTAGATTATATGGCATTGTATAAGAACTTCACATATTCACAGGAGAGCAGTTATTCTCTGGAAGCCATTTCGCAGAAAGAGTTAGGCAAAGGAAAAGTGAAGTATGATGGCTCATTGGATGATCTGATGAGAGATGATATCATGAAGTTCATTGATTACAACATGACAGATGTGGATCTAGTCTATGAGCTCGATGAGAAAATGAAATTGATTGATCTTGCAAGAGGTATTTGTCACAAAGGACATGTTGCATATGATGATTTCATATTTGCAACCAGATATCTAGATGGAGCTGCTCTCACATATCTAAAACGCTTGAACATTGTGGCACCATCACGTGCAACCAGAGATTCTTCAGAACCATTAGATCTGTTAGGAGCATATGTGAAACCTCCTAATCCAGGTAGATATAAATGGGTATATGATTTAGATTTGACATCTCTATACCCGTCCATTATTATGACTCTGAACATATCACCAGAAACCAAAGTTACTAAGATAGATAATTTTGATGGTAACAGTTATGTTAAAGGTAAGGGCCAACATTACACTGATGGATGGAATGGTTGGGAAGATACAGCCGAACTGAAAAAGTATCTGGATGATAATGATTATTCTATTGCAGCTAATGGCGTCATCTATGATAAGAAGTTGAGCGGTTTTCTGCCAACTATTCTCGACAATTGGTTCAATGAGCGAGTTGAATATAAGAATCTGCGTAAGAAATATGAGAAGGAAGGTGATAAAGCGAAGGCTGAATACTTCGATCGTATGCAATTAGTAACTAAGATTCTTTTGAATTCATTCTATGGAGTATTAGGTAATCCAACTTTTAGATTTTTTGATCCTGACAATGCTGTTGCCATTACAAGTACAGGCCAGCAATTGATCAAGTTCACTGCAGATATTGGTAATAAGTTCTATGAAAACGAACTTGGCGTGAAGAAAGATTACAATATATACATTGACACTGATTCAGTGTTCTTCTCATCACTGCCTCTAATTGAGAAACGGTTTGAAACATTTGATGAGACTGATGAAAAGTGGATGGCAGATCGAACCATTGAAATTGCAACTGAAATGCAATTGTTTATTAACAATGCATATAACATTTATGCTAAACGTTTTCATCATGTAGATAAACATAGATTTGATATCAAACAGGAGTTCGTTGCTAAAGCAGGTTTATGGATTGCCAAAAAGAGATATGCTCAATGGTTGATCAATCAGGAAGGTCATACAATTTCCAGATTAGATGTGAAAGGATTAGATGTGGTGAGATCTTCATTTCCGCCCGCCTTCCGATCTTTCATGGCCGAAGTTTTAGAAGATATTCTGAATGACATTGAGAAGAATGATCTAGATGCCAAGATACTAAAGTTCAAAGATGACATTAAAGGTATGACCATAGATCAGATCATGTTTCCTACAGGTATAAAGAATGTTAAGAAGTATCAAATTAAAAATGCAGATACATTTGCCCCGCGGCTAAAAGGAACACCTGTCCATGCCAAAGCAGCTTTGAATTACAATGACATGTTGACTTATCATAATGTGTTTAATGTTAGAGAGATTGTGAATGGCGAAAAGATTAGATGGACATATCTAAAGAATAATCCTTTACGTCTAGATGTGATGGCATTGAAAGGCAATGAAGATCCGGAGGCTCTTCATGATTACGTCGATCAGTACATTGATCATGACAAGATATTCAGATCAGCATTTCAGAACAAATTAGATGACTTCTATGGTGCATTGAATTGGGGTAAGATACCAGATAACAACAATTTGCAAAAATTCTTCTCATTTGGTTAGGATAATTGAATTATTTAACTTATATTTAGTTTATGTTAGGAAT